GTATAAGCGTAGCCAAACAAACACTTGGCGGTATACAAAGTGCCGCAGCTGGAGCATTGGCTCCTACTGCACCAATTGGTATACCAGATTTTGCCAAGCAAATGCCGGCGCTGGGAAGCATTAGCAATTTATCAGTAAGCGATGTAACTGCCAGTTTGGCGTCTGCATCTCGATCAATAGGACAAGTGGCCAATCAAGTTAGTAATTCTATAGGCGTTGGAAAATTTGGGTTTGACGGGTCTCAACTGGAAGCTGCTGGCGTGATCAAACCTGGCACAGTATCACAATTTTTATCCAGTGGCGCCAACACATTGACTAGTGTTTTAAAAAGTCCCACGGTGTTTACAGGCAAGGCTGGCATTACCAGCCTAAAAGATTTGTTAGGATCATTGCCAAAACAAGAAACCATACAACAAGAATTAATGAGCAATGGTCTGACCGCAGTAAAAGCACTGGGCATTCCTACAGACAAACTCAGCATCGGTGCTCTAGCAGGCACAGCATTAAATGCAGCCAAAAGTATACCAAATACCATGGACTGGGCCCAAGGAAAAGCACTTGCTAGTGATGTTAAAACTGCACTAAATGAAACAGCACGAAATGCAAGTTTTGCTGTAGATTTTTCAGCAACCAAAGTCGACGATGCAATGAAACAGTTGGCTCTAGGAGAGCCAGTGTTTGACACAGTGAACAGAGTCACACTAAATGCTGCCGCAGTTAGAGTAACTGGTAACCCAAAAATACCCCCGGTGGAATACAATAACACACCACCAAAAATTACAACATCTGAGCTGGGAATTGAATTTGGTATTGCTGTTGAACAGACCAATGCTATTCTTGATCAATCACTCATTACTCTCAGCAAGAGTGATGCAAAACGAGCTAGGTTAAATAGTTACGGAAAAGACATTGCAGACCTTGAATCTTATATCAATGACTATAATGCTGTTGATGGAAGATTACAAGGACTCCTTCGCCAGGCCAAACTAGCAAATGATTCAGCCCTTGTGGCCAAAATTGAAAAAGAACAACGTAGAATTGCAGAAGCAATCAAGGTAACTGAAAGCGCAATTGATGTGCTTAGACAGAACCTGGCTTGAGCCGATAAATATTAATCATGACTACATTCATCGGCTTCAATACCATTAACCAATATAAGAAATTTACCTTGGTTGACTTTGAGTTAATCAAACGAGATCTGTTGAATGCCTTCAACATACGGCAAGGTGAATTGCCAGGCCGTCCGCAGTACGGCACCGTGATGTGGGACTATGTTTTTGAAAATCAAATCACTGAACTGCAACGCAATATCGAAACAGAAGTGCAACGTGTGTGCGGTGGCGATCCAAGAATACAAGTTACGCAAATGGCAGTGTTTCCTCAAGACAACGGGTTTCTAATACAGTTAGAAATAGCAGTAGTGCCAGGAACTGATGCTGAATTTTTAAGTGTGTTCTTTGATAATCAACAACGCAGAGCCAGCTACGTATAACTGAGCCGTTTTTTCTGGTAATAAATACAAGATCTAAAGGCAAAGAGGCATGGCAAAGACCACAAGACAAACAGCAATATTTGGTGTAGAAGACTGGAAACAGATCTATCAAACCTATCGTGAAGCTGATTTTCAAAGTTATGACTTTGAAACTCTACGCAAAAGTTTCATTGATTACATACGCCTCTACTACCCAGAAACTTTCAACGACTACATTGAAAGTTCAGAATTCATTGCTTTACTAGATGTAATTGCATTCATGGGCCAAGCCCTGGCTTTCCGCACAGATTTAAACACCAGAGAAAACTATTTAGACACAGCAGAACGCAGAGATTCAGTTGTGCGCTTGGCCAATTTGGTCAGCTATACAGCCAAACGCAATACTGCGGCTCAAGGATATCTCAAAGTATTCAATGTTACCACAACTGAAAACGTAATTGACTATAACGGAGTCAACTTGAGCAATGTTACTGTGGACTGGGCCGATCCAACAAACCCAGACTGGCAAGAACAATTTACCACTATCATCAATGCTGCTCTAGTAGACAGCCAACGCATAGGTCGTCCGGGCAATAGACAAACCATATTGGGTGTGCGTACAGACGAGTATGCTATTAATCTTGTGCCAGGATTCTTGCCAGTCATTCCGTATAACGCCACAGTGGACGGAATTTCAATGCCGTTTGAAGCAATAACTTCAACCAGTGTTGGTCGTGATTATATCTACGAGCCACCACCACAACCAAATACCAGTTTCAATGTGTTGTATCGCAATGACCAACTGGGTTTTCAATCTGCCAACACTGGATACTTTTTTGCATTCAAGCAAGGCACGCTACAAAATCAAGACTTTAACTTGGCCGAGCGCATTGCCAACCGCACAGTAAACATCAACATCGAAGGCGTAAACAACGAAGATCGTTGGTTGTTTCAACTTGACAACGTGGGAAGTATCAGCCGTGAATGGCAATACACAGAAAATATCTACGTTGGTGCAGCTGAACAACTGACTGGCCTACGATCAATCTATTCCACAACCAGCAGAACAAACGATCAACTTACCATGATATTTGGAGATGGAGTGTTTTCGGAAATTCCAGTAGGAATTTTCCGTGCCTATGTACGCAGTTCCAATGGATTGCAGTACATTATCAATCCTGAAGAAATGCAAAATGTAGTTTTGCCTATCAGTTATACTGACCGCAACGGCAATTTGCAAACTATCACATTTACTTGTGGTATTACTCGTCCGGTATCTAATGCACAGGCTCGCGAGCCAATTGATGAAATCAAACAACGTGCGCCTGCTAGGTACTACACACAAAATCGCATGGTCAATGGTGAAGACTACAACTTGTTTCCTTACACACAGTACAATTCAATTATCAAATCTAAAGCATTGAATCGTGCGTCAATTGGCACTAGTCGATATCTTGACTTGGTTGATAACACTGGCAAATACAGTTCAACCAACAGTTTTGGTAGTGACGGAGGATTGTGGCAACAAAATATTTTACCAACTGTTTTGTTCAGTTGGACCAACCGCAACGAAATTGCTGATGTAATTACCAATCAGGTGCAACCACAGTTGACTGAAAGTACAATGCGTCAGTTTTACTATGGAAATTTTCCAAGAAAGTTAATCAACACTTTAGATATCATTTGCACGACCACAACAATTACAACCAATACAATTGCCTGTTCTACTGCTGCATTTTTTGATTATGCCTATGTTGGCATGCCAATCACATTCTCGGGCACAGTGTTTGGTGGCATTACCGCCGACTTGCCTTATTATGTGGTCAGCATAAATTCAGTCAACAGTACATTTACTGTAAGCACCACAGCTGGTGGATCGGCAGTGACATTAAGCTCGGCGTCAGGCTCAATGAGTGCAGTTACTACTTTGAGTACAGGCGGAAGCACCTGGCACCAAAGCACTACATTGGCCAATGAAACCACTGGATACTTTGAAAACAACGCAGGCACGCCCATTGCAGTGGGAGATGAATCTACAACCAATTTCTTGTACGCTATTGTTGGTAGTTTAGTACGTTTTGTTCCGCCACCGGGTTACTTTTTTGATAAAAACAACAAACTGCAATTGGGCATTCCAACCAAAGCAGAAGAGCGTGTGGAAATTTGGGCCAGCCCCATACGAGTAACTGGCGATGGTATGAACTCAGGATTGGGTAATTTAACCAATGGGTCAGGGCCAGTCATACTCAATAACTTTGTTCCTACTGGTGCTATAGTAGACACTATTATTCCGTTATTTGTTACAGACTTGCCACTGTCGATTGAATCTGCAATGAGTGATCAAATTGCACTGTTTCGTAATTTTGGCCTGGGCTACGACAATGACGGCGCCATTACAGGTACTCCGTACTCGTGGTATTTGATTCAATCTACCAATCTGGACCAAGACGCTGCCTGGAGTCAAGAGTACGCTGGTAATACCAGCGGTGCCAATCTAGACTCTTCATGGCTGATCCAGTTTGTGGTTCAAAATCAAAATTACACAATTACATTCCGTGGACTTGCATACAACTTTGGATCAGTGTTGCAAACAAGATTCTTCTTCTACGATGGTGCGCAAATCTATGACAGCCGTACTGGCACAGTGATCAAAGATTTTATCAATGTGTTAGCAGTCAACACCCAACCAAACTCCAGTGAACCACTCGAAGGAGATATTTACATGACCATTACTGGTCAGCCAGTCGAAAGCGATGGATATGTAGATGACTTCCAGGTGCTGGTAGGATACAGAGACTCAGACAATGATGGCGTGCCAGACAACCCAGACTTCTTTAGTGAAATAGTAGGACCAGCTGGAACTACAGGACCTTATGTGTTCTTGCAACAAACTGTGGACTTTGACAACCTACAGCGTTATTTGTTGGTAGACGAAGGCGTGGTAATTTACAGTTATGCTACACTTGATGAAATTGAATTGGTAAAAACTGAATGGTCTTCAGGACAGGTATTTTATGCCTACAGCGAAGCTGCATTTTATCAACTGAGTTTGACAGTGACTGGAGTGTTAGAACTTAACGCAGTCACAGGATGGATTGCAAGAGCCGGACGACAAAGTTTGTACTATCAGTACAGACACAACAGTCCGTTGACCAGTAGAATTGATCCAGGAACTACCAACATCATTGACTTGTATGTGGTCACTTTGAGCTATTATAATGCCTACCAGAACTGGTTGAAAGACACTACTGGCACAGTTACTGAACCTGAACAACCAACTATTGATGATCTAAGCACAGAATATCAACGATTACAAGATTACAAAATGGTGTCTGACAACATTGTGGTCAACTCAGTGAATTTTAAACCGCTGTTTGGACTCAAGGCCGCAACCACATTGCGTGCTACTATCAAAGTGATACGAGCACAAAATTCAACAGCATCAACTTCTGAAATCAAAAGCTCAGTACTAGCAGAAATGAACAGTTATTTTTCAATTGACAAATGGAACTTTGGTGACACATTCTATTTCTCTGAACTTGCTGCTTACTTGCATCGACAACTTGGTACAATTATCAGTTCTGTAGTGTTGGTTCCATTGGATCCACAAAAGAGCTTTGGTGACTTGTATGAAATTCGTTCTCAACCCAATGAGATTTTTGCCAATGCCGCAACCATCGATAACATTGATGTGATTGAAGCATTGACCAGTACTAACCTGCGCACAGCAGCAGGCAGCGGAGTAATTTAATGGCACGAGTACGCTCAGTAGACTTTCTTCCGCAAATTTTTCAAACTGAAACTAACAAACAGTTTTTAGCGGCCACACTTGACCAACTGATTCAAGAACCTAAATTTAAAAAGACACAAGGTTTCATTGGTCGCACAGTTGGTCCGGGTGTAAACCCCAACGACAAGTATGTGGTAGAGCCAACAAAAACACGCAGTGATTATCAACTGGAACCAGGAGTGGTCAGTTTAGATCCTGCTGATACCACAACAATTAAAAATATCATTACCTATCCAGGTATGCTTGATGCATTGGAGTTCCAAGGATCACCAACGCAACGACCAGACAGATTGTTCTCAAGTGATTATTACACTTGGGATCCGTTTATCAATTTTGATACATTTGTAAACTTCTCTCAGTATTTTTGGTTACCCAATGGGCCCAATGCAGTAGACGTTGCTGCCACAGGCGTGCCTGTAACAGACGACTTTGAAGTCACAAGAGCCAACGGCGTTTATACATTTTCTGGAATACCCGGCGAGAACCCAACCATTGAAGTGGTACGTGGCGGCAGCTATACGTTTCAGGTAGCACAGAACTCCACAGAAACTGTAAACTACCGTGTTGGAAACTCTGGTATTTCTGCATACACCATTGACTTCCTTAACAACCCCACACTGACGCTGGCTCGCGGAAACACCTATGTGTTCAATTTGAACTTGCAAGGCGACTTCCCGTTCTGGATCAAGACTGAACAGACATTGGGGTCAGCCAATCCTTACAACGATGGTGTCAGTCGCAATGGATCAAACTTTGGCCTTGTGACATTTACCGTGCCAAGAAATGCACCAGACACATTGTACTATGTGAGTGGCACACAAACCAACATGCGCGGCACGTTGAATATTGTAGACGGAGTACCCGGCACTGGCCCAGGATTTTGGATACAAACAAATCCAGGCGTGTCTGGCAAAATTCCTGCTACACCAAACATCAGCTCACGTGATGTTTTTGGTGTGACCAACAATGGCGAAGATCTTGGCACGGTGATTTTTAATGTGCCTACAAAAACAGCTCAGAGTTTTTATTACAATTTGCCAGTGTTCAGTCAAACAGTTGATTTGCTTACAGAACTTCAGTTTGAACAAATTAACAATCAACCTCTAGACACGTTTATTGAGACCTACGGCGGCATTGACGGAATAACCAGCCTCAACAACAGAACTTTAATTTTTACAAATTCAAACACTGATGCCGAAAGTGGAGGCTGGATTCGAACCAGTTTCTATGACCCACTGGATGCAGGGACTGTCAATAACGGATTGATTGGCAGCTTTGACACTGAACCATTTTCGTATACAGTAGAAATTGCACCAGAAGACAGATATCAACTTTGGCAAATCAATTATGTAGTCAGTGACGGAATTACCTATCTTAGATTGTCTAGAATAGCTACCATTGACAATTTGAACAAATGGACCATTAGATATGGCACTGTGTACAGCAGTACTAACTGGTACAAAGATGCCGCAGGCGAATTTAGACAAATTCCTCTGCTGACAGCGTTGCTAAACACCTTGTACTATCAAGATGGTACTGACCCAGAAATTTTTGGTACAATCAAACTGTTAGATGAAACAGAAAGTTCTACACTGTTCATTGATGATATTTTAGGACAAAAAAATTACACCAGCCCCAATGGTGTATCGTTTACCAACGGACTAAAAATAGTTTTTCGGGGCGATGTTATTCCAGCAAGTTACAGTAGTGGAACTATATCTTTTGTTTGCACATCTACCAACGCTGGGTTCAACACAATTAGCACAGCAACCACAGAAGATTTGTATGTTGGCCAACGTATAGTGTTTACTGGCACAGTGATTGGAGGACTAGTTGCTGGACAATCCTATTACGTTCAGAGCATTGTAAACTCATTTCAATTTACTGTGTCAAGTGTAGTTGATGGTAGTGCTGTGACATTGACCACAGCCACAGCTGACATGAATGCCACTGCTATCAACTATCGTGAATATTATGTGGCTGGTGTAGGAACTGCTATTGAGCTGTTGCCTGTTACAAATTTTGTCACTCCAGAATCTTATGTAATCAATGACAATGATTCTAGTTTGCCAGTGCCTGAAGAATTAGATTATTTCACCATTGATCGTGCAAGTCAAGACCTCAATCCTTGGACACGGTCAAACCGTTGGTTCCACATTGATGTAATCAATGCCACGGCTGCTTATAACAATACTGTGGCTACACTAGACAACAACTATCGTGGCAAACGTCCAATTATTCAATTCCGTCCAGATATTCGACTGTTCAACATGGGTACTCAGGGCAAACAACCTGTGGATATAATTGATCAGTCTGAAACAGATGCATTCTCTAACATTCAAGGATCAACTGGCTACTCAGTAGACGGATATACTTTTACCAATGGTACCAGAGTTATTTTTGCTGCTGACGAAGATCCAGATGTAAGAGACAAAATTTTTGTAGTAGAATTCATTGTGCCTGACACAGTGCCGCCACTGATTGCACAACCTATTATCAATCTCACACTGGCATCAGATGGCGAAGTATCAACTGACCAGTCTACACTGTGCCTATCAGGTGATACTTTGCAAGGATTGACTTTCTGGTATGACGGAGCTGCCTGGATTGAGGCGCAACAAAAAACTGGTGTTCAACAGGCACCGTTGTTTGATGTATATGACGCCGATCAAGTTAGTTTCGGTAATCAAGCAAAATATCCCAGCTCAGACTTCATTGGTAGCAAACTATTCAGTTATGCAATTGGCGACACAAGAATACTTGATACAGTTTTAAAAATTCCATTACGGTATCTCAGTATCTCCAATGTGGGAGATATTGTGTTTGACAACAACCTCTACAAAGATACATTTGTATACACTAGAGATAACGTATCAGTAACTATCGCCATTAGCTCTGGTAGTGCTAGAGAATATGCTGACAGAACAGCATACACAAGATTAATTGGGTGGCAGAATGCAATCACTACCATTCAAATGTATCAACAATTTAAGTTTACTTACAACACTGGAATATTAAAATTGGATGTGCCAGTTATTGATCAAACTGGCAGTTTTGTACCAGTGGTTAAAGTTTATGTTGGTAGTGTGTTCCAAGATCCTACCAAATACACTTACGTTATAAGTGGCAACAATACTACCATTACATTACTCAACACTTATGTGGTGGGTGACATTATTGAAGTTTTGGTGTTAAGCGATCAAATTAGTGCTGCGGCCTTTTATCAAGTTCCATCTAACCTGCAGAACAACCCGCTCAATGCCAACAGTACCAGCTTTACGCTAGGAACCATACGTCAAAACTACGAAAGTATTTGCGAAAATTTACCAGGCATCCAAGGTGCTATTGCCGGCGCCAACAACACTAGGGACCTTGGCGACATCATTCCTTATGGATTAACTATCCTACAACAAAGTGCTCCAATGACTTTGGCTGGATATTTCTTGCGCAGTGAGCAATACAATATTTTTAATGCGTTAACCTACAACAGTAGAGAATACACTAAGTTTAAAAGTATCATGCTGGACAATGTAACTCAGCAAGAAATTAATTTTCAAACTACTGCTCAAATCCTAGACACTGCCATTGAAGAACTCAATGCTGGCAAAGTAGAAACACAACCATTCTACTGGTCAGACATGTTGCCATCGGGTGCGGTGTATACTGAAAACACATACACTGTGAGTTTTATTACGTCTAGCGTGTTTGATACTGTTCAGGTATACAATTACACATCTGCAAATTATTTGGGCCTGGATGTATATCTTAATAATCGTTTGCTCACTCGTGATTTAGAATATACTGTGGCCACAGATGGTCCTCGTGTGACCATCTTGGTCACGCTGTCAGTGGGCGATCAAATTGCCATTAGAGAATACACCGCCACTTATGGTAACTTTGTGCCAAACACTCCTACCAAACTTGGTTTGTACCCTGCTTTTAGACCAAGAATTACAGTTCAACAAACCAGCACAGGCGAACAAACAGTACTGATTGGGCACGATGGATCAGTCACAAAAACATTTGATGACATTAGAGATGATGTGTTGTTGGAATTTGAAACAAGAATTTTCAACAATCTAAAATTAGACGGAAATCCAGTTCCTCTGGTAGCCGCTGATGTTATTCCGGGCCAGTTTAGAGACACTGGGTTTTCTTACAGTGAAGTCAACAACATTTTGTCACAAGACTTTCTCAGTTGGGTGGCCTGGAACAAACTTGACTACACCGCACAAGACTATCAAGCTAACAATGAGTTTACATGGAACTATAGCGAAGCCCAAAACAAACTCAACAATGATTATTTGTTAGGAGCCTGGCGAGGAATTTATCGTTACTTCTACGATACTCAACAGCCAGAATACACACCCTGGGAAATGCTAGGACTCAGCGTCAAACCCAACTGGTGGGACGACACCTATGGACCTGCACCTTACACTGAAGGTAACTTGGTGCTGTGGGATGACATGGAAGCTGGTTATGTTAGAGACCCAGTTGCACCTTATTATCTTTCAAAATATGCAAGACCAGGACTGACATCAGTTATTCCCACAGGCAGTGAAGGAGCATTACTAAGTCCATTTGATTCGGTAGTGGGAACTTGGGACGCAGGACAATTCCGTAAGAACTGGAGCATTGGTGACGGCGGCCCAGTTGAAGCCTCGTGGTGGAATTCAAGTTCATATCCGTTTGCAGTCATGCGTTTGTTGGCTTTGACACAACCAGCCAAGTTCTTTGCATTGTTTGCTGATCGTGATTTGTATCGCTATCAAGAAGAATTTCAACAATATCTATATGATGGACGATATAGACTAGATGCTAATGGTATTGAAATATACGGCAATGGTGTAAGCAAAGCCAGTTACATTGACTGGATCGTGGACTACAACAGACAATCAGGTATAGATTCAACTGAAGATTTAACTGCTGACTTAGCCAACCTTGACGTGCGGTTGTGTTATCGCATGGCCAGTTTCTCAGACAAAAAATACATCAAACTTTACACTGAAAAAAGCAGCCCAGCCAGCACCAACACCAGCTTTTTGATTCCTGACGAAAGTTACAATTTATTACTGTACAAAAACCAACCATTTGATCGAGCCAGCTACAGTTCAGTATTGGTTCAAACAGTGCCAGGCGGCTATGCAGTATTCGGTTACAGCACCACACAGCCTTATTTTAGCATATTGCAAAGTCAAAACTCGGGTCAATTGCGCACCATAACTGTACTTGACACCAGAATTCAAGTGCCAACATCTTATACCAATACTGTGGTACAAGTTCCGTATGGATTTATATTTGATACCAAAACAGCAGTAGTTGACTTTTTGTTAAGCCTGGGCCAATATTTAGAAACTCAAGGTCTTACTTTTACAAACAGAGCCAATGGTTATGAGCTTGACTGGAATCAAATGGCCAATGAATTTTTGTACTGGGCAGCACAAGGCTGGAGCGATGATGCATTGATTGCGTTAAACCCACTGGCATTCCGACTTAGTGTTACCAAGGAACAAGCAGTTGTTGACTCGATTCAAGCACAAACTAGTGAAAATATTCTACTGGATCAGAATCGTAGAGAGTTACCCACACGACAATTGAACATTGTTCGTATTGACAACACATTCAGCGTTGAGCCATTAGCTGATCAAACTCTGAGTTTTATTGACATCAAATATACATCTTACGAACACATGATTGTGTTGGATAATGCAAGTGTGTTTGGAGACTTGATATATGATCCAGTGACTGGTGCAAGACAAAATCGACTGAACTTGGTATCTGCTACTTCTACTGAGTGGAATGGTGCTGTGGACGCACAAGGATTTATTCTCAACCAAGACAATGTGGAAGAATGGCAAAATTATAAAATTTACAGCAAAGGCACCATTGTCAAATACAAAGGCACGTATTGGAGTGCTATGACAATTGTTCAGCCTAGCGAGACATTTGACTATAACGAATGGGTACAAAGTGATTACTCTCATATTGAATTGGGTCTGTTGCCCAATCTTGCAAACAAAGCCAATCAATTGGCCAACAGTTATGACATTAATGCTGCCAACTTGGAAAATGACAATGATCTATTGAGCTATGGCCTTATTGGCTTTAGACCTCGACAATACATGGCAGCATTGAATTTAGATGATGTGAGTCAAGTGAACATCTATCGACAGTTCTTGGACTCCAAAGGTACTATCCTTAGTGCAGAATTGTTTAGTCAGGCAGTGTTAGGAAAAGAAACAGGCGACTATAACATTTATGAAAACTGGGCAGTACAACGTGCAGTATACGGAGCCAATGCCAATCGCAGTTATTTTGAATTGCGATTGAATCGTGCGCTACTGGATGCCAGCCCAAGTTTGGTTCAGGTAATATTGCCTTTGGAATCCAGCAAAGCCGATCAAACTGTTTTGTTGGAAAATGTGTGGAAAGAAAGTTTTAAACTTACTTCACCTAACATTCTTCCAACAACAACTGAATTGCCAACAGATACTGCGCTGCCATCAGCTGGATATGTAAATCTTGACGATGCTGACATTACAGCATTTGACATTGATGATCCTGCCAGCCTTGAAGCCAACATTAATAACATCAATGTGGGTACAAGTATTTGGGTTGCCAAAGTCAATGACTACGATTGGAACATTTACCGAGCTGAATCAGTGCCAGGTACAATCAGTCACGTGTGCGATAACTTGAATAACACCAGCCGTGTGATTTTTACTGCTGACCACGGACTTGTTGCTGGCAATAGAATTATTATCAGATTCTTTGATACAGAAGTTGATGGTGTGTATGATGTGTTGTCTGTTGTTAATTTGAACACAATAAACATTGCTTTTAGATTTTTAAGCAATCGAACAGTAGTTAACGGCACTGGCCTAGCGTTTACTTTAAAAACCATGAGAGTAAGTCAAGCCAGTGATGTAGACACTCTTCCATATGCTAACAGTTTGCTGTCTGGTGCAAAAGTTTGGGTTGATGACAATGGAAATGGTTTGTGGCAAGTGGTTGAAAAACAAAACATTTTCAGCGAAGTTACTTCAATTGCGCCAGAGTATTTAGACGCTACAGAAGCATACGGGTCAAGTGTATCTCAGGCCACTAATAGATTTGCTGCCTTGGTTGGCAGCCCAAGATATGGATTCCCAACGTCTGCAAATCCAAAAGGCGGTGTTTACACTTATGTAAGAAGCACAAGCGATGTTTACCAGCCGGCTAGTCCTGTATCAAGCGGCGATGCGTTATTAACTTTGGATATAACTGGCGTAAGAGCATATGGTACTTCAGTAAAATTTGGCAACAAAGACTGGGCAGTTGCAGGAGCACCATTGAGCTTAGGATCTGCGAGCCAGACCAATAACGGTTATGCTTGTGTAATCTATCGCGACACTGGATCTTATTTGCCAGACACCAATCCGTATTTTAATTGGCAACTGTTGACTACTCCAGGTAGTGTCAGCGCAGACCAAGGAAGATTTGGCTACTCTGTAGCAATGAGCCTTGACGAGCGTTGGATGTATGTTGGCGCACCTGATTTAAACAAAGTTTATGCTTATGGTCGTGTTGACTGGGAAGATCAATATTTTAGAACAGCAAGTGATGGATCTACAAAAATATACTTGATTAATGATTATATCGCCATAAGTGCGGCCACACAATTGCGTGTCACAGTTGATGGTGAGATTCAAACGTTGAACACAGATTACACAGTAAATGCAGCGTTAAACACAGTGACATTTGTGTCTGCGCCTGTAAGTGGATCTGATATTATTATTCGTCGCATTGCATTGCAAGATCTTGACGGCGCTGATTATTTCAGCGTGGCAGCCACTGGTGGTTCAGGATCAGGAGCATTGTTCACAGTTAGCAGACGCCGAGGAACAGTCACAGTTGGCGTTCAAAATGGCGGCACAGGTTATACTGTAGGCAATACATTGACTATTCCTGCTACCAGTTTTGGTGGAGGTACAGTACCAGCCAACAATATTACATTTACAGTGGGCAGTGTGATAAGTGGTGAAATTATTACAATTAATACACCATCATACACACCTCCAGCATTGGCAACTGTATTCTCATTGAATGAATATTTCTATCAAGTTGCGCTAACAGACAGCACCATATATAGTTTTCAAATAGAAGTTGATGGAGTGTTGCAACGACCAAACATTGACTACACATTTAATACGTCAACTAAAGATATCACATTCTTAAATTCGCCAGCCAGCGGCACCAGTATTTTGGCCCGAGCCAAAGACTATTGGTTGTACGTAGACACACTAACTGCTGGCGGCCTGGCCGCTGGTGCGCAATTTGGCTACAGCGTGAGTTGTAGTACTGATGGCCGTCAAGTCATGATTGGTGCGCCATATGCCACTGCTGATGGAGAAACTGAAGCAGGTGTAGTATATGTGTTTGATCGCAATGTGCAAAAGTTTATCTGGAACAATGACCCAAGCTCGTCAAGTTTTACTGTGCTAGGCACACCAGTTGCTCCAATCAGTGTGATTGTAAACAATCAGTTCTTGACCAATCAAAACTCTACCACACAAGACGCAACCAATACGTTTACAATTAGCGGATCTACTGTGACTGTAAATCTTGCAAACAATTTACAATCAGGTGATATTGTTGAAATTGAAACCAATCAGTTTGAACTGTTGCAAATTGTAACACAAGATACCATAGCTGAATTTAGCAATTTTGGACAGAGTGTTGATCTATGCAAATACAATTGCAGTCTATACGTTGGCGAACCGCAAAGCAGCATCCAGATTTACAAAGGCGGTGTGGTTGAACGCAGTCTAAATCAAAGCAGAGTGTATGGTGTAATTACTGCGCTCAATGCTAACCCTACCCTTACAGCTGGCAATACTTTGCGAGTGAACAACATGGATGTAGCGGTACCAACAGCACCCAATAATACCGTGACTGGACTTGCGGCAGCTATCAACACTGTTGTGCCCAATGTAACAGCCACAGTGACCAGTGGCCTGCTCACACTCAGCGTGACAAATTTTGACGCCGCACCTGCTGGAAACAAATTACAAGTAGCTCCGGGCAGCATAGGAGCAGCATTTGACAGTCTTGGGTTTAACACATTTGAATGGACACAAACAATTCAAAGCCCGTACCCTGTAAAATTTGCTGGGTTTGGCACCAGCATCAGCGTTGATGATACTGCAACCACTCTAGTAGTGGGTGCTCCTCGTGGCACTATGTACTTGATCACAATATTTGATGACTACGTAGAGTTGTTTGATGCAGGCGCAACATCATTCTTTACCACTATAGATCAAAGTGGTGCTGTTTACACATATGATTTGTTGAACAGTGCCAACAGTAGCATAACCAATCCAAGCAAGTTTATTTTTGGTAATCAGATTGCTATAACTTCAATTGATTATTTGGATCAGTTGGGAGTTTCAGTTGACTACACATCCGGAGTGCTCTGGATGGGCGCACCTGGTACAGATTTTGGTGACAGTAGCAGTAGCAATTACGGCCAAGCTCATGTGTGGCAAAATGCCACACGATCACCAGCTTGGGCTCCAATCAGGGTCGAACAACCAGTTGTTGATGTGCGTCTGTTAAACAGTGTTTTCTTGTATGACAGAATATCATCAGCCACAACAGAATTTTTAGACTTCTTTAATCCATTGCAAGGTAAGATACTTGGTGCTGCTCGTCAAAACATTGATTATATTGGCGCAGTTGATCCTGGCAGTTACAATGTAGGACCAGTTGGCGTGCGCGGCACCACTTGGGGCGCAGAACATGTGGGAGAAATTTGGTGGGATATCAGTACAGTAAGATTTATTGATCCCAACCAAGACGATATTGTTTACGCCAGCCGACGTTGGGGACAAGTGTTCCCTGGCAGCTCAATTGATGTGTACCAATGGATTGTGAGTTCTGTTCCTCCTGCCAACTATGCTGGTCCTGGAACACCTTACAGCATATCCAGTTACACTATCAATACTGTGTTAAGTCGAGATGGCAACTTTACCACTCAATACTTTTTCTGGGTGCGCGGCATTACTGATGTGGCCACACAGAAAAATAAAACTCTTAGTGCAGCAACTATTTCTCAGTACATCGAAAATCCTCGATCAACTGGCATTGCATATCTAGCACCAATTAATTCCAGCACAGTTGCATTGTACAATTGTGAAACATTAATTGAAGCTGAAGATACCATACTCCACGTTGAATTTGATAGAGAACTAACCAATGCCAATGTTCATGTAGAATATGAACTGATAGCGCAAGGGCGTGCCGATGGTTTCTTGAGTGACAATCTCTATAGAAAACTACAAGATTCGTTCTGCGGAGTTGATACGGCAGGTAACATAGTACCAGACATTAACCTAGGACCAGCTGAACGCTACGGAGTACAATTCCGTCCTCGACAGTCAATGTTTGTTGATAGATTTGCGGCACTAAAAAATTACATTGTTCGAGCCAATACTGTATTAAAACAGTACACAATAAGTGAAAGCCGTAGTTTTGCTTTGTTAAACAGTGCTGAACCTGAACTGCCATCTACACAAATAGTTAATGGAGCAACAGTAATCAACTGGAACAAGCGGATACCTAACTTAGAAATTTTAACTTATAATTTTGAAGCACCTGGCGGCGATGCTATTGGTTACAAATATCTTGTGGTTAGCGACAGTGACAATCGAGGTCTTTGGACAATTTACACTGTAGCAGAAAATCCAAACACTGGTGATCCAGAATTGGTATTGAGTCGAGTTCAAAATTATCGCACAACAGATTACTGGAGCTACATTGACTGGTATCGCCCTGGATACAATTCCAGTATCAAACCTGTGGCAGAAGTTCCAACTTATTCTAGCTTGGCAACAATATCTGTAACCACAGGAGCCAGCGTAAAAGTAACTGCAAATGCACAAGGCAAATTTGAAATTTATTTAAAAACTGATCTTGGATTTGAGCGTGTTGGACTTGAAGATGGAACTATCGCAATTTCTGCAGAAATCTATGATTATGCTCTTGGAAGATTTGGATTTGACGTTGAAGTGTTCGATGCACAGTACTTTGACCAAGAACCTGTAATTGAAACAAGAAAAATTATCCAAGCTATCAATGAAGAATTGTTTGTGGATGATTTGGCAATTGAACGAAATCGCAGTTTGACTTTGATGTTTGACTTTATACTCAGCGAGTTTGCTGCTCCTGAATGGCTGGTCAAAACATCATTGATTGACGTTGATCACAGAATTCGAGAATTGTTGCCATTCCAAAATTACAGCCGCGACAATCAAGAATTTGTGATTGACTACCTCCAAGAAGTAAAACCATACCATGTGCAAGTGCGCGAGTTCAATCTCACGTACTTTGGCGACGACTTGTACCAAGGAGATTTAACAGACTTTGACGTACCAGCGTTTTACAACACCACATTGCCGGTGCCACAATATACAAGTCCTATCTTGTTGCCGTACGCACACGGCACAGCACAAATTAGTAACACACTAAGTGACACTGAACCAACTGATCAAATTTGGACAGAATGGCCGTACAGTCAATGGTACGAGAATTATCTGTTGAGCGTGGAAACAATTGTTGTTACGTTCAACGGAACTGGATACACTACTACACCGCAGGTTACCATAGTAGGAGATGCTGTGACACCTGCAGAAGCCACTGCTTTAATTAATTCAGCAGGACAAGTAGTAGCAATCAACGTAACCAATCCTGGCAGCGGATACCAAGCAACTCCAACCATAGTGTTTTCAGGTGGTAACGGTACAGGCGCTCAAGCCTACGCCAACATGATCAACAGAAACTCGGCTGACTTTGATGCACAAGTTTACAACGTCAATCCTGCGGTAAATTTTGATCAATGGGAAATTGATACCAATAGCAACATACCTCTTACCACAGTGAGAGCATTTAAAACAGTAATCAAGTACGATCGCTATCAATATCAAACATCGGTGCAAACATGGAGTTCTACTGGAATTTACCTCAACGGAACTTTGGTACGTTATGATGATCGTGTGTGGAGTGCTGACAGCAGTGACGGAAGTTCAGCTGTGGTTGGACCTACATTTGATCTTGAAAATTGGGTTGAAGTTGACCCAGGCACACTAAGTGGCGTAGACCGTACCATGGGCTACTATGTGTCTGGCATTAATTCACCAGGGCTTGAATTGCCTTTGTTGATTGATGGGGTTGATTACCCTGGAGTCCAGGTATGGGGTGATTATTTCTTAGGCACAGAAATTGTTGACGCTCAATACGAAAGTGAATTTACAGACATTGAATTAGGACTACGCAACACAGATGTCAATGTAGACGGCGGCGAATTTATTGGACCTTACGAAGGACATGCGCCAGAAGAATTGGTTAACGGATCAGAGTTTGATACATTGGACATAAGAGTGTATACTCGACCAGGATCTGACTGGCAAATGGACGGCCATGGATTCCAAATTGGTGTTATCAACTATGTGTACAACCCAGCAACATCTTATATTTTGGGCTGGAGCGGAGTGGTAGATCATCCAGTACAAGTGCTGGTTAGCAATCAAACGTCAGGGCGTACCATGACATTAGATGTAGATTACTACATCAATTGGGGCGACGAAACTGTAGAAATTATTCCTAGCGAGGGATTTTCCACCAATGATGTTGTGAACATTTCAGTATATGAATTGGGTGGCGGCAACCAGTTGTATCGAGACAACTATACTGGTGCAGAAATTGGAAATTCAGTAATTATTCCAGTTGACGATGCAGAAATCTATACTGTGGCTATTTTTGTCAACGGCGAATCGGCTGCTGTTCCGGCTTGGGAACCATACTACGATGCAGATGCCTGGAACATTTTGCAAAGTTATCCAATCAACATGGTGGTTATTAATACCAGTGTTTACTACAGATCAATACAAGCAGTACCAGAAGGTACTGATATAACTGACACAACTTATTGGGAAGTGTATGTTCCTACATTGTTGACCAAAGTTACTTTGGCCAGCACGCCTGGCGATGCTGACGGCATTGCATTAGTGGCATTTGGAATTCAAACACCAACACAATACTCATGGTCTACTCCACAGGTTCAGTATCAGGTGGTTGATGCAACAGTGATCAGCACTGGCGGATTTACATTAGAGAATTCTGTTGAAGGAACAAATCCTGCCAACATGATTGTAACAGTCAACGGGTTGCGCTTGACTCCCCCAGCTGGAATTGAATGGCAGGGCGACGACAGCTCAACCAGTTTTGGACTGCCACAAAGATTGGGATCTAGCTTTCTACAATCAACAATTAACGCCATAACAGACATACAAGTATACAAAAACAGTGAATTGCAAGTACAAAGTTTTGGTGCAACAGCTGGTGACTATTCTGTGACCAACTGGGACGGATCTAACACTCCGGGAAGACAAGTGGTGTTTAACACTGCGCCAGCAGCTGGCGATGTAATTTTGATTTCAGTAAGCACACTGGCAGATTACACCCTGGCTGGATCGCTATTGCAATTTAATTCAGTACCACCTTTGGATAACATAGTATCGGTAACCACATTTAATGACACCACTCAGCAAAGCATTGCTACACTGGTGTTTGTGGGACCAGTCATTGAAGGTATTACTGTTGCAGAACCCTACGACAGTACTGACTTTGATGCAGGATCAGTCAGCGGATTGCCAGGATCGTTTGATTACAGCGCAGGTACTGCTATCAGCAAAAATGATTTTTATCTAGATCGTCCAGGCATTGAAGCAGGCAGACTATGGGTAACATTAGATGGTTACCGTTTGTTTGAAGGTCAAGATTACACTGTGGTAGACGACTACATAATTTTGGCCAGCGGTGCAATTGGCACAGCTCAAATTTTAGCTGTTACAGAATTTACTGAAAGTCTAGTACCAGAAGCATGTGCATTCCGAATATTCCAAGACATGCGTGGAGTTCAAGGAACTTACAGAATTACACCAGCAACCACAACTACGCTAACACAACCTTTGTTGGCTGCTGGCAACACAATTCATGTGGCTGATGCAAACGCCTGTGCCGAACCCAATTTGCCAGAAGGTATTTTTGGTATAATTACCATTGACGGTGAGCGAATCATGTACAGAGAACGCAATGTAGGCACAAATACCTTGACAGGTCTGCGTCGAGGCACAGCAGGAACAGGTGCAGCTGACCACGAAACTGGTGCATACGTGTATGACATGAGTCGAGGCAACTTACTAGCTGAACAGTATCAAAACTATGTGGTAAGTGATACCAGTGTTGGTGATGGGTCAACAACAATATTCTATGCCCCAAGCATTGACATTAGTGACTTTGGTGATTCCAGCAGCATTTACACAGAAACAATAGAAGTATACGTTGGCGGTGTTCGTCAGTATAACTACAGCGATAGTTCTGTACCAATTGAGCCTGATCAATATCGTTGGATTGTAACTGATTTTGAGCCGTTGGCCATTGAGTTTATTACTGACTCAAACCCAATTGATCCTATG